AAATCCTGTTGCACCGAACGATCCAACGAATCCGACCGATCCTGTAAATCCTATGACGGTTGAAGCTGATCCAGTAAATCCTGATGGGCCTTGACTTCCCGTAAATCCTGTTGCACCGAACGATCCAACGAATCCGACCGATCCCGTAAACCCCGTCACCCCGTCTTTGAATAACCCCATATTAGAATAAAACTTCCACCCGTCATCGTCATATACCGCAAATCCACCTGCATCAATAGAAATTGGAGGAAGAATGCCATTCATATCAGCGGTACCGGCCACCCAAAATGTAATTGTCTGGGCGCTGCCGGTAGGATTTGTAATTGTGATCGTTTTAATGAGCGTCTGTGTTGATGCGGGCGCAGTATATAATGTCGTGGCGGAGTTCGCGGGTTGCCCTTGATACAACCGTTTAAAGGTTTCTACATTTCCCACCCCAATTTCCATACCAAATACTGTGACAGTAATAGACGTTGATGCAGATGATTGTGCGCTGAGAGTGTCTGCTGCGACGAGAATAATCATGCGTTACCTTATGTAAAAAATGAAAATGCGCGCTGTATAAAGGTCGATCCGGTATATCCAAATGATCCGAGATATCCTGCCGATCCCGTAAATCCAATAATAGTAGATGCCGAACCAACGAATCCAACCGAACCCGTAAATCCTGTTCCGCCCGTGTTACCAACTGATCCGGTAAATCCTGTTCCTTGGCTTCCGGTAAATCCTATTATAGTCGAAGCCGAGCCGGTGAATCCAATATTACCAACTGATCCAGTAAACCCAATGACGGTTGAGGCCGATCCGACAAATCCTGTATTACCAACAGAACCAGTAAATCCAATAACGGTTGAAGCAGACCCAACAAATCCGGTGCTTCCGACGCTTCCGGTAAATCCTGCTGAACCAGTGAATCCAACTCCTCCCGTATTACCGACGCTTCCCGTAAATCCAATGACAGATGAGGCCGATCCGGTAAATCCTGTTCCTTGGCTTCCGGTAAACCCCACGGCAGATGAGGCGGAACCCGTGAATCCGGTCGCACCCGGTCCTCCACTCGTTCCTTGTGGGCCAACGCTTCCCGTAAATCCAGCAGAACCCGTAAATCCAAACGATCCAGTGAAGCCGTTTCCACCACCCCCACCCGATCCTAAAAATCCCGGACTAACCCATCCCACCGATCCAATAAATCCGTTTTCATCAATAAATCCCGCAAGAATCCCCACGTCAGATAAATTCGATCCTAAATATCCAATTGATCCTCCAAATCCTGTTGGATCAATGTCAAAATTCAGCGTATATGCCCCGCGACTTCCCGCAAACCCAATCGATCCGATATACGAATTCAGTGATCCGGTATATCCAATCGGGAATTCAGTATTAATAAGAGGGTCAGCAGTAATGCGAACGTTTCGACTCATGCCGTTGACTTTTCAGGGGAGATGTGTTATACTACATAATACCTTATTTATGAAGAAATACTCAGATGGGGTGGTTGAACATCTTCTGATAATTACTGCGCGATGACAATTATGGGCGAGGCTAGCGTGTTTTATAGATTTGAAAATTCCGAGCGGAGTTTGAACAGATTTGCTACAATGATTGACACAATCTTCCTTTCGTTTATGAAATAGTCTTCCTTTGGTGTAGCCATCCGGAATTGCAAGAGGCGGCATTATTCTAGACTCTTTGCCTTCTAGTACATTGCAAATCCAGATCAAGCCAATATGTTTTTCACGATTTTTTTGTTTTGCGTCTTCGGCTTGAGGCACACCAACATTCCACGCAATTCGGCCAATACCAGCAAGACCTATGATTGCTTTGGTTTCTTCGGATAATCTATGCCCGAGCGCATTCGTATTTCCGCGTAAAGATTCACTAATTTGTGCCTTTTGAGTTTCAGCCATCGGTTTCTCAAAATTAGGATTCAAATCGCCACACATTCGTAAACTACTTGCTTCATTTTGTTCTTTGGTGTGTTTGCATCCTAGTGAATTTTGCTTTCCTTTCATGGTCTCCGCAACCTGTTGTCTCCAAGCAAATGGCCGGTCGCATCCTGCGGCATTTTTATTGCCAAATTGAACAGAATAAAACGAGCTATTAGCATAAGCACGATTTAACCACTCTTTACTTTCAACAGCCTTTACTTTATGCAAAAATCGCTGTTCATACTCGTGGGCTTCCTCTCTTGTATCAAATAATTTTCTTACTTCGGCTCGAAAAGATTCCTTTCCGTATTCTTTTATCAATTCTTTAACAAGTTCCGATGAACTAAAGTATGTGCTCCATAAATCCTGCTCAGCTTCACATTTATTAGCAAAACGATATCCATAGTATTTCTTGGCGGTTGGAATATGATATAAGTAATATGTATATGCTTTAAATTTATTCATACGAATCTCCATAAATGAAAAATCCCGCCGACCTTATCTGTGTTGATTGCACGGCACACCGTTAGGGGCGACGAGACACAAATGTAGTGCGGCGGGACAATTTCGAACGGGTCGTGCAATCACTTCTATTTATACACGGAAACCATGCAAAAATTACGAATAGCTATCATCGATGTGCTAGGATTGACATATGATGCCACCACGGTTGAAGAATATGGCTTGGGCGGATCGGAAAGTGCGGTCATTTATATTGCCAAAGAACTGCAAGAATTGGGGTGCGAGGTCACGGTATTCAATAATTGTAACGATTCTCGTGCTAAAGCCGGAATATATGATGGAGTAGAATATATCGATCTTTCTGTCTTTAATGAAGAACGCGCCGCCGCAGAGATTCCGCACTATCTACAACAAGATATTATGATCGGCTCTCGTTCCATTCGCCCGTTTGTAGAGGCGCGATATCACGGGTTGCGAACAATTGCTAAGAAAAAAATTCTCTGGATGCATGACACGTTTTGCGACGGCGATTCAGAAGTCGAGAAACTGGTCGTAAATGGAGTAATTGACGAAATATTTACGCTATCAGATTTTCACACGTTTTACATTTCTTCCTGTCATCATGGTGGAGATCGCAGAAATCCCGAAGTGCTCAAAAACAAAATCTTCATGACTCGAAACGGAGTAAAACGACGCATAAACGAAATTGATGTAAGGAAGAAAGATTCCAATTTATTTGTATACAATGCCTCATTAACTAAGGGAATGCTTCCGCTAGTTAAAGACATCTGGCCCGAAATTAAAAAGCACATACCTACCGCACGACTCACCGTGATCGGAGGATATTATCGTTTTCGTGATGGTGCGGAACCGGATGCCCAAGAAAAAGAGTGGCGAGAATTGGTAAAGGATGAATCTCTGACAAAATTGGATATACAGTTTACAGGCATCATTCCACAAAAAGAAATAGCGGATATACTTTCCGAAGCAACGTTCTTTTTATACCCATGCGCCTTTCCGGAAACGTTTGGAATTAGTACATTGGAAGCACTGACTTATAATGTAATTCCAATATCTGTGAAATTTGGTGCTCTCGAAGAGACAGCGGTAGAGAAGGCATCCTATCTCATGGATTATGCCATAGAACCCAATTCACTATATCCGAATATCAATAAACCGAAACAAATACAGAAGTTCGTGGAGATGACCGTGCGGGCCTATAATACGCCGTACCTGAATATGCAGAAGCAACAGTACGCCAATATTGTGCATGAAGTATCGGGGTGGGATACAGTCGCTTTGCAGTGGAAAGCACATTTTATCAAAAAGCTTTGTAAGTATTTGCCCGTTGATGAGTATCGTCGTGTTCAAAAGATCAATCAGCGTGTTCACGAGATTTTTGGAAGACGGTTTAGTAATCCCGAAGAATGGGCCTCCTATAAGACCGTTCCCGAACAACGCATTCATGTAATCACCCCGTTCTACAATGCAATGGGTTATATTGAAGATTGTATTCGTTCTATTGCGGCCCAAGACTATGACGACTATCGTGTTACGTTAATTGATGATGCTTCTACGGATGGAGGGTATGCCTTAGCGGCGCTGACTCTCAGTAAACTACCAGACGATATTAGAAAGAAGTTCGCCCTCCTACACAATGATGTTAACAAGGGAGCGGTGGAAAATCAGGTCACGGCTATTCGCGGCAACGGACACCCTAACCTCTCCATTATCATGATGATTGATGGGGATGATAAGCTGGCCCCTCGCAACGACATCTTTCAGTTCTACAACACCCTTTATGCCGATGGAGCAGAATTTACCTATGGATCATCATGGTCTATGGCAGACAATATTCCATTAGTTGCACAAAATTATCCTGAAGAGGTGAAGAAAAATAAAGCGTATCGTGCCTACAAATTTTCTTGGGGAGTTCCTTATACACATTTGCGTACCTTCCGTCAGAAATTGCTCGGTAAGATCAAAGACGACGCTTCATTCAAGGATAAGGATGGAAAGTGGTATCGGGCTGGTGGCGATACCGCAATATTCTATAGTGTGATCGAACAGGCTGATCCAAATAAAATTCGTGCCGTACAAGATATTACCTACATGTATAACGATCTCAATTCCCTGAATGATTATAAAATTCACGCCGAGGAACAAACTATGACTGCCAATGCTATTGCTCCCAACATTCTCAAAAAAGCCCAAGATACTCTTATTATCGAATCCAACCCGACACCAGTAACTCCTAAAAGAAAATTTGTCGGATTGACAGGATTAAAGGAACTACAGAAAAACTGGGAGCCTGTGTTAGCCGAAGCAAAGCCGCCGTTGGAGTGGAAGAAAGATGAAAAGGTTGTAATGAAGGACGTTACAGTTCCGCAATTTGTCCCCAACATTAAACCCAAAACAATTCTCATCGCCATTCCCACCAACAAATACATCGAACCAGAGTGCTTTAAAAGCATTTATGATTTGATCATTCCGGATGGGTATACTACGGAGTTTCAATTTTTCTATGGATATCGTATTGATCAAATAAGAAATTTAATTGCTCATTGGAGTATTCGATATGATTACACGCTCTGGATTGATAGTGATATAATCGTACCGAATGACGCTTTGGTTAAAATGATTAAAGCGAATAAGGATGTAATTTCCGGATGTTACATACAACGTATTCCAAATAAAGAAACATTGGAGCTATTCCGAAAGAACGGATTGGGGGGTGTATCACCTATTCCAGTTTCTGATTTGTCTCCACCACGATTGGTGCAGATAGATGCGTGTGGATTTGGGTGTGTGTTGACCAAGGGCGATGTGCTACGAAAGATGGAAAAAAATCATTTTCATTACACTATAGCCTTGGATCACTCACAAACCATCAGTGAGGACGTGTACTTTTGCAAGAAAGCAACTGATTTAGGCTTTGAGATTTGGGCTGATACCAGTATCATATGCCCACATATCGGAGCGCATACCTATCTTCCGTTCACTATGCCGCGAGGAAACTCTGCACATGTCTGATCGACTCCGCGAACTCTCCAAACAAGACTTGCTCCCCAAAGCCCATAAAGACTATCTCCGTGCCATGAAGGACATCGCGGATATTGAACCCAAGGTGATCTACGATATCGGGGCATCCGTCTTACACTGGACTCATGCGGCTCAGGAAGTGTGGCCGGATGCAAAGTATGTGGTGTTTGAGGCGCTTGGGGAGTGCGATTTTCTATACGAAGAGGAGGGATTAGCACATTATATTGCGGTGTTGTCTA